TTTTGCTCTACTCATGGCAGGTGCATATCTGCGAGCAGAAAAGGATGCTGTAATGCTGTTCTATGATTCTGAGTTTGGTTCGCCACAATCATACTTTGAGCAGTTTGGTATTGATACTGAACGTGTTCTACACACTCCAATTACTAATATTGAAGAACTCAAGTTTGATCTTATTGGTCAGCTTGAAAGCCTTTCACGTGATGATAAAGTGATTGTTGTAATTGACTCTATCGGAAACGTCGCATCAAAGAAAGAACTAGATGATGCTATCAATGAAAAAGCAGTGGCAGATATGTCTCGTGCAAAAGCATTGAAAGGTTTGTTCCGTATGTGTACACCATATCTTGCAATGAAAAATATTCCTATGATTGCAATTAACCACACATATAAAGAACAAGGTTTGTTTCCAAAAGATATTGTGTCTGGTGGTACGGGCATCTATTATTCTTCGGATAACATCTGGATTGTTGGTCGGCGCCAGAATAAAAAGGGTACCGATGTTATTGGTTATGACTTTGTAATTAATGTAGAAAAATCTCGTTATGTAAAAGAAAAATCAAAGATCCCTATTAGTGTTACCTGGGACGGCGGTGTGAGTGAATATTCTGGTTTGCTTGACGTAGCACTTGCAGGTGAGTATGCTCGTAAACCTTCCAATGGTTGGTATGAAGGTGTAAACCCAGAAACAGGTGAAGTTCTTACTGGTAAAGTTCGGCTTGATGCGACACAGAAAAAAGAGTTTTGGGATCCTATTTTTGCTAATACAGACTTTGCTGAATTTATTACCAAACAGTATCAAATGGGTAAACAATCAACAGTAAATATGGATGAGATTGTAGAAGAAGATGCCTATTAATACGGTTCAAGAGTTTAATGTAATACCTGATTACATTATTAATGAGTGCATTGCTGATTATAATTCTAAGGAAAAACGTAGCCCAGGTTTAATGAACAAGGCAGATCCTGGTGTTCATATTGACAAGATCAGCAATATCGTTGAGGGTATTCTAGGTAAAAAGGTGCAGTTTAAGAGTGGTAACTACTATCAACACTCTAAACCGTACCTTCCGCATACTGATTGGTTTTCACATTTAGATAACAATTTAAATGTTGTGATACCATTAGAGGTTAATTGTTTAGCAGCACAATTTCCTGCTTTAGTTGTATTTAATCAAAAATGGAAAATGAATGGAGTCACTTGGTGCATGCATCATCCAGTTTTGAAATTTAATCTTAATACTGGTGTAAAAGGTAATCCAAACGAATATCCTATTGAAGGTAAAACAGGTATTACAATAGATCCTGACATTGCTCATGGATATCTTCGGCATTACCACCCAAGTGATTTATTTGGATTATCAGGGTCACCATATTCATTTATTGTAGGGTCTGCTATCATATTTGACAATCAGCGTATTCACTGCACAAGTTATTTTGAAGGAATGAAATTAGGATTAAGTTTGAGGTATAAACTATGAAACAAAATACAGATTATGAAATGATTGTAGGTACTGGAGAGAACTGGGACATCCGTATTCTTACAGGCGAGTTTAACGAAACTGTTCTCGCATTTGATACACTGAAAATCACTGATGATGGTGAACACCTCTCTTTTAATTTTAATATTGTGTCAAGCCCTATTAATGATCTTGATACCGAAACTAATATTGAACTACAAGAAACTGCCGGTCTTATTCTACAGAACATTCTTGAAACAGCTGCAGTAATTGAGACAAAGGACAAAATATGACTTCTATTGAATATGAAGTGGAATAGAAATGAGTACCTTTAATTGGCAAAAACCAACAGTGCAAATGCTTGGTCGCTGGCAGCCATGGCATGATGGTCATACAGAACTTTTTAAAAGAGCACATGACATTACAGGTCAGGTGTGTATTATGGTTCGTGACGTTGGTGGTATTGTAGGCGAGGATGCTGGAGCGGGTAGAACCGCAGCCCAGACAGACAATCCATTTAATAAAGATACGGTGTTTAATAATATTGAGAAAGGTCTATCCCTGCACTTTACAAAAGGTAAGGATTATATTATAATGGCAGTACCAAACATCGTAGATATTTCATATGGACGTGGTGTTGGATATACATTTACTGAGCATGATCTAGGTGAAGATATTCACAAAATTTCTGCTACCAAGATCAGAGCAAAGATGAGAGCCGAAGGTATCTTGGGTTACACAGAAGGCACTCGAATGGATGATAACTATTATTACATGAAAGATCCTAATGATTAATGCAAATATAGAACAAACAATTATCCGCAATCTCCTTACTAATGAGGAGTACATGCGTAAGGTATTACCGTTTATTCAACCTGCATATTTTGAAGGTGTTTACCAGAACTTGTTCAAGCAAGTTGTGGCATTTGTAGCTAAGTATAATAAACTACCTACAGCAGAAACATTTAAAATTGAACTTGATAATGCCACAACATTTTCAGATGAGCAGTACAGACACGCAGTAGAAATTCTGCCTGAAATTTTTAAAGAAGAATCAATTGATGAAACATGGCTTCTCAATAATACAGAAAAATGGTGCCAAGACCGAGCAGTATTTAATGCTATTATGGAATCAATTTCTATCATCGATGGTAAACATAAATCTCTTACAAAAAATGCACTACCAGATATTCTCACCAAAGCTCTTGGTGTTACATTTGATACCAATGTCGGTCACGATTACTTAGAACAAGTAAGTGAACGATATGACTTTTACCACACAGAAGAGGAAAAAATTCCATTTGATATTGAATTATTAAATGAAATCACCAAAGGTGGTTTGTCTCTTAAAAGCCTGAACATTATTCTTGCTGGTACTGGCGTTGGTAAATCACTTGCTATGTGTCATATGGCAGCAAGTGCCTTGAACCTTGGTAAAAATGTTCTCTATATTTCTATGGAGATGTCAGAAGAAAGAATTGCAGAACGAATTGATGCTAACTTGCTTGATATTCCTATTGACATGCTTGATAAACTATCATTGCAAATGTTCACAGAAAAAGTTGCTGGATTAAAAAAGAAAACTAATGGTAGAATGGTTGTTAAAGAATACCCAACATCTGCCGCTAATGCTAACCATTTTCGTGCTCTACTTAATGAATTAAAACTCAAGAAAGGATTTGAACCTGATATTGTGTTTATTGATTATCTCAATATCTGCGCATCTTCTAGGATTAAAATGGGTGCTTCTATAAACTCTTATACATACATTAAATCCATAGCAGAAGAATTGAGAGGGCTTGCCGTTGAATTTAAATTACCGATTGTCTCTGCAACGCAAACGACACGTACTGGTTATGGTTCGTCGGATCCTGGGCTTGAGGACACGTCCGAGTCTTTTGGACTACCCGCTACTGCCGACCTCATGGTTGCCTTGGTCTCTACAGAAGAACTTGATCAACAAGGTCAGATTATGGTCAAGCAACTCAAGAACCGATATAACGACCCAAACAAAAACAAAAGATTCTTAATTGGTATTGATCGAGCAAAAATGCGGTTGTATGATGTGCAAGACAGCGAACAGAACTTAGTACAAGATGCTCCAGTATTTGATAGCACAGACACAAATGAAAGATTTAAAGATTTTAAATTATAGGAGAATATTATGACTCGTGTTAAAAATGGCCGTAAAGGTAAAGTCTCAAAAGGTGAACGTCTTAGCTCGATGCGCACTCGCGGCTTCGGTGTCACTAATGTTGATAAAATGTTGCGTAAATTGCGCGCCCTTGAAAAAGGCGCAGATGTAAAAATTACTCTTGAAAATCCTAACAAACAGGAAACAAATCGTAAGTTTATTACCTATAAAGTTAGCGGTAAAGAGTACCAGAAATATATACAAGGTGTACGTAAACGTAACCCTTTGATGGATTTAGGAGGCTAATGTGACTTCAGCAAAACTAATCGGTTTCACTCAGCCAGTTGGTCTTGAACTATCTGAATTAGAAACTGCACAAGACTTGATCGCATATTGTGCAAGGGTATCCAATCCATCAAATCAGATGAATAAGGAGACAGGTGAGAAGCTTATCCGATATTTGGTAAAACACAAACACTGGTCTCCTCTTGAAATGGCGTCTGCTACTATTGAGGTCACTACGACACGTGATATTGCAAGACAGTTTCTACGTCACCGTTCGTTCTCTTTTCAAGAGTTTTCTCAGCGATACGCAGATCCGAGAGACATGGATGATACCTTTGTAATTCGTGAAGCACGTTTACAAGATACCAAGAACCGTCAGAACTCTATTGCCACAGATAATGAAGAACTTCAGAAGGCTTGGGCTATAAAACAGTCTCAGATTATTTTTGAAGCTAAGTTGGCATATAAGTGGGCTATTGAAAATGGTATTGCAAAAGAACAAGCACGTTCGGTATTACCAGAGGGTAATACCAAGTCTGTTGTTATTGCAAACGGAACTCTGCGGTCTTGGGTACACTATATAGAACTAAGAACAGCAAACGGAACGCAGAAAGAACATATTAATTTGGCAAGAGAATGTGCTTGGGAAGTGGCAAAGGTATTTCCCATGATTAAGGAGTTT